TCATTCTAAAATGAAGATAACAGAATTGTCGTACACGTGTCGAAATTTATTACTTAGTTGCAAATCACCCTTTTACTATATTGGTTTCACAACATTTCAAGTTTTCATCTTGCTTGGACTTTACTATCAGATAATTAGCTTTTACACTAATCATCCTACCCTATTTCGCCTCACAAGAGCTTTTGCTTGTTGTGTCCATTATAGAATCGGATGGTTGCTCCAACTCCTTCTCTCTACTTCTATCCGAAAGGAAAGAATTCCAAATACGATAGAGTCTTAATGACTCTGATCTCGCACTTGGTTTCTTTAATCATAATAGATCTTTAACAGGTCTAGTAGAACTAGAGACATCACTTACTAATTTATATAGTAAATCATAATCAATGTTTACTGCACGTCCACTATTAACATCATATCTTGATGGTTTAAGGATGGATTTAATCTTGGTAAGCTTGGCAAAAGAATTTTGTCAAGATTCCTTGAAAATCCAGGTCACAAGACTTCGGGTCCCGAAAACAAAATCAGATTTTCTGGTTTGTTTTCAGGTTTTCCCAGTCGCGTGCCCGTCCAGTCACACTGGTCAGAGATGATTATCTATAGCATCTTCAAAGACCCGTTCTGGATCATGTGCTGGTGTAACAGGTGTTTTAAGACCCGGTACCAGTCAAGAATCAATTTTCTTTACCAATTTGGCTTTCATATCTTCCATGAATTGGCCTACAAATTTGTAGACATCTTCAGTGGGGAAAATCTGTCCTAGATTAGGGACGAAATTTTCTATTGAAAGTCAAAGATCTAATGGTAAAGGGACTGCTCCATGTGGAGAAAAGTACATTGATCCAAGATGACGAATACGTTTCGCCTGAGCATAGAACGGACCAGTCAAGGCCGCTTTAGCTCTGAACCCTCTACCCAAGATGGATAGAAGTTTAGGAAAGGTTAAACCATATTTCTTAGCTAGATCAATAGATCCAGCAAGAGTAAAGGTAGAACTCAAGATCTCTCTAATAGAGATTGGTGAGCAATCTATCCCTTTATGGAAAAACCTTTTAGCAAATTCGAAAGTTCCATTTTTGGAAACCAATGACTTTGCTAAACCTATTTCTACCCCTATCTCAGCCATAAGCTGAAGATATTTCTGGGCAGTGGGTCCATTAGCGATAACAATATCATCACCTAAGACTGCATATGATCGGAAGGTCCCAATAGGGAAACCGCATCTCTGAGCGGCAATAGCCACCAAAATATGGTGAGTTAATGCCAACATTGCTCAAGAAGATAAAGCCCCCATTGGTTGCCCTGTTGCATATCTTAGCGCCCCAGCATATTTTTGCTGTTGCCTAGGAGCATCAAATGGTAACCAGTGATGGTAATCACGGTCAACCAAAAGAGTTTTTCAAGCAAGAGCCTTCTCCTCCCCAATAAGAGGACGAAGAATCTCAACTTGAATGCTCACAGGAAGACGATCAGTTGCAGCAGATAGGTCATAACACCAAAATTTGGTGTGACCTAATTCCCGGAGACGAAGGACCGGTTTCATCTGGTCCATCGTTCCATCCATCGGAAGCTTTGAGAGAACTCTAAAAATAGATTCATGAAGGGGACGAAGAACAAATTGTGTTCAACAGTCCACCATAGCAATGACTCTCACTTTTCCTGCAGGCTCTGGGATAAATCCCAAAGCCCCAAGATGTATGACATCCGCGAAAAAACGTGGATCATGCGCAACATCACGATGATATTTACGCATGTTTGTTATCATACCTCAAGTAGGATCTCACGACTTGAAAGCCGTGAGGAGGTGAGCATTGTTTACATGAAGTAAACCTTTTATTCCTGCGATTAAACCTCGCAGAGAAGTAGAAGGCTTACTATTCTCTCTAACCTGGGTTGCCCCAGTAGAAGATATTGGGAAGACTCAAGGTTCATCTAATTTTAAAGATTTACCAAGAGAGAACGCATGGAAGAAACTTTGACTCACTCCTATAAAAGGAGTTAAATCAAATTTCTTAGGGGGATTTGTTATAGTCTGAAGTTTCAGAGTACCCTTGAAATCAATCAAGCGGTACAAAGAGAACAGACTCATCCAAATCCGGATAACGAAAGTGTTTCCACTTCGTATCTTCTCCCTGTCTAGCCGAGGAATTACTCTCGGAAGACCCCCTTTAGTTCTAGAAAGACGTGGGCCTAACCGGCCAGCGTCTTTAATTGGAGTCATGGCGCAAGCTTGCATCAGCAAAACAGTAGCCGCTTTTAAAGAAAGGACAAGTCCTTTCCGGCCCTGTTTACGATACAAGTTGTTGCACCATGTCGCAAAAAGCACTAAGCTTCTCACACGTGCAGAGGACAACCGGGAAATTAGTAAGACCTGTTTAATAAACAGACTAACTAATCCCCTCCCTGCTTTTACGCAGAGAACGCCATCTATCCACTTTTGAATTCTAACTTTGAAAGACACAGGAACTTTTGTTTTAAAAGCCTTTGTTTTCATAATTAGATTAAATTAAAAGTCTCGCCTAGGAATAACTAAAAGAAGGATTACATACATAGTGATCAGTATCTTTACATTAAATAGCAAACAGCTATCCAATGTGAAGCCTCAGGTCTTAATGGTGGTGTCAATGACACTCCCTTAATCCTGCACTTTTCATACTGTATGTATATAACTTCTTATAGCCTCCATATGGCCAAGATAGTAAAGTCATTCGCAATGGGTAGAACTTCGGTTTTCCAACTGTTAAACAGAAGGAGCCGCAGGCGGGCCTTTCAGCCCAGGTTTCTACCTCTAGGGAAGTCTAGGATTATATATAAATATACCTCCTATCCACCCTACCCTTATCGCTAAGGGAAAGTGTAGCTCGAGAACAACGTTTCAAATCAAGTCAAATGAGACTCAAAATGTTGCGTTACTTGTAACGTTTAACAAGTCATGCCGTAAGGCA